GCAAATATGACAATAGAAGACAGAGTAGGAGATGCTCCTGATTCAGAAAATAATTCGCTTTCATATAATATGGACGCAGCAGATATAGTAGAAGAAACACCTTAAAAATAAAAATAATGAGAACATACGCAGTAATTAAACTAGAAGACATAGACAAAATAGATTTTGCACAAATAGGAGAAACAAGCGCTTTCACTATAAGAAAATCTTTAGATGATACGCAATTTGTAATTAAATGGAAAGATGGATATACTCCAACATTTATAACAGATGGTTCAGTAGTTCCAGTTGAAACTTACAACCACGCAGAGATATTAGAATTAATGCAAACTTCGGCTTGGAGTGAGCCAATGCCAGTAGAATGATAGATATAATACTAGAATTTCAAATAATATTACTTACTTTGATAATTTTTAAGTATTTTAGCGAAAAATGGAAATAAAAGATTATATATATTTCGGTGGTGTTTTAGTTGCTGTTCTTTCTAGCTGGTTTAAGATTAAACTTGAAACAGAAAAGCAAGAAGAAAAAATAATTAATTTAGCTATGACTGTAACTAAGCACGAAAAAGAAATAAAGTCAGTAGAGAAAGAAGCAAGGCAAGGAAGAAACGAGATATATAAGAATTTTGAAGTAAACCTTAAATCTAATAATGAGGTTTTTTCTAAACAATTTAAAGGCATAGATACAGAAATAAGAGGTTTACAACAGTCTTTTAATGCTATTAATTTAAGCATTCAAGATTTAACGACTAAAATGGAATTATTAATTAATAAACTAGAATTATGAAAAAATTTATAAGTGATTTATTTAGAGAAAAAACAGGCGGAAAGATTTCAAGTAAAAAGTTTTATGGTAATATATTTTTATTACTTTGTGCAATTACTTTTGTTATTGACGGTTTAAAGTTTTATGATGTATCTGCTGATTTATTTAATCCTACTCTTGTAGCTGGATGTACTTTAATAGGGCTTAGAACTATTGGAGGGATGTTTAAATAGTCTTTAAATAATCTTTAAATGAAAGTAAGCTACGATAATATAATGCACTTATACGCTAAGAATGGATATAGGTTCTACGACAAAGGAGACTATAACGTTAATATCTTTGCTATAAGAAGGCAATTAAATACTAATCAATTTGATGACATTATAGGAATAGCATATAAAAACGATTTTGACTTTGTGGAGATATTTAAAGCAACTACTGACCCTGGTAAATATTGGATGAAAAACCCTATGAATAGAAAAGGAACTGCAATTTTAGTAGAAGGACAATATAAGTATAAACTAGGATTACACAAAGGAAAAGAAGCATTAGTACAAAAAGGTCCAGTAAAAGTATTTAGAGACAACAACAAAGACGAAAACCACGATAAAGGGTACATTCAAGAAGGCTTTTTTTTCATTAACATACATAGAGCTGGTAATGATAGTAAGCAAGTTGATAAATGGTCGGCTGGGTGCCAAGTCTTTGCAGTAGAAAGTCAGTTTAAAAGATTTATAGACATAATAAAAAGAAGTGAAAAGATATACGGCAATAGTTTTACTTATACTCTTTTTGAGCAGTTGTAGCCCTCAGCAGAGACTTCAAAGATTGCTTAAAAAAAATCCTCAATTAATAGAACTAGACACTATTAGAGTTATTGATACAGTTATAATAGATAATTACACTTATGATACCATTACAAACATACATTTACACGATAGCACAACAGTTATTAATAATGAAAAAGTTATTTTAAAATACTTCTATGATACACTCACAAGGGAAATATGGCACGAAGTCGAGTGCCTTGGCGATACGATTATTAAGGAGACAGTCGTACAAGTTGAAAAGGTCGTTTATAAGCAGCTTACGTGGTGGCAAGAGTATAAGACAATCATTTTAATATTATCTTTGCTTACAGGCGTTTTAATTATCTTAAAAAAATTAGGTAAGTTGATATAATGGGGAGGAAAAAAGGCTTTAGAAATAAAAATAGCATTTATGTGGCTTTAGATGGTTTAATTCCAGTCATAGAAGACATTATAATAAAAGGGCATCACACTTCAACAACTATATTTAAACAATTAGAACTAGGGGGTTATTTAGCAAAATTATATAATCAAGGATATAAAGGAGATTCAATAAGAAGAAGTATAAACAATTTTATAAAAGATAAGAATTTAATTGTAAAAAATACTCCAAGTTATGCTTTAACGACTACAAAAGAAAATACAAAATGGGAGGAAGATTACGAAAATGGAACGGCTTCATTTGATTACTCAGGATTAAAGAAAATACAAACAGAAGAAGATTTAATAAAGTTTGCTAAAATTGATACTACAAAATGGAAAGCAGTAAAACAAACGGCTAATAAATGGGGCGAAAATTATCAAATAAAAGTAATCTTTGAAAGTGTAGAAAAAGGATTAAAAGAAGAAGAAGCATACGAACAGGCAAAAGAGATATTAAAGAAACATCTTAAAGGAAGAAAAAAAATATCTAATAAGAAAAAACTAACTACAAAGATAGGTGTTATACCGTTAGCAGATTTTCACATAGGAGCATACATAAGGGGTTTAATTAAAACGCCAGATTTTGACATAGATAAAATATCTGATATGTTAGATGAAATTGCAGACACTATTAATTCTTTAGAGTATTCAGAAGTTCATATATCTATCTTAGGAGACATTATAGAAAGTTTTACAGGCACAAATCATCCCTCAACGTGGAAGGAGTTAATGTATAAAGGCCACGGCTCTAATATTATAATAATGGCCTATGAGTTGTTATTGTCATTTTTTAAAAAGATAGTTAATTTACATTCTATTTATTTAGTATCAGGAAACCACGATAGACTTACTTCAAGCAGTAAAGAAGACACCAAGGGCGAAGTAGTAGAGTTAATTTCTTATTTTTTAAATAAAGAATTAGCTGTTAATATTAAATATAATCCTATTTTAATTACTGAAATAATAGATAACATTTGCTATATCTTTACACACGGACACCATAATTTCACAAAAAAGAACATAGAGCAGATTATCTGGAAATATGGTAAACAAAAGTATTTTAATTTAGTTCTTCAAGGACACTGGCATTCTAGAAAAAGCAAAGTTCCTGTAATTAAAATGGAAACTATTCATTCAGACTCTGGAGATTATAGAGGTATAACCTGTCCTAGTATTTTTACTGGAAATTTTTATGCTGAAACTTCAGGCTTTACGTCTTCTGCTGGGTTTCTAATCATTCAAAATAAGCACAACAAACCCGCTGTTTTCGATATTCCTTTAATTTAAACAAAAAAAAATACTTTTCTAAAGTGTTCATTTTCAAGCGTTTAGATATTAAAGTGAAAAATAAATAAAAAATAAGTGTAAAAAAACTTGCACAGCTCAAATATTTGTATTATAATTGTACCATAATTAAAAACAAACAAAATGAAAACAACAAAACAAAATGAGACAGAGACAAAATGTATATTATGCAATAAATATTTTAAAGGAGAAGGTAATAACCCAGCACCCTTAGCAAATCAAAAATTCAAATGCTGCAACACGTGTAATGATACTGAAGTAATTCCTTTTAGAATTTATAAATTAAAAACTAAATAAAACAAAATGAAAACAACCTACATACACGAAACAACAACTTTATATTCAGAGAATGGAGAAGTTCATATAGAAACTTGTAATGGAAATATGTTAATATTTAAAGCAGAAACCTTATTTAAGGACTTACCAACCTTAGCATACTTTTGCTTAAAAGAAATTGACGCTAATAAAAAGAATATATTAAAAGAATTAAAAGAATTAAAATGAGAGATAAACACGATAGATTTAATCCTGAAAATCACGAGCAAGATTGCGATTATTGTAAAAAATGCGATAGCCCAATGTGGGATGACTGGAATGATGAGCCAGTAGATTACTGTTCATCGTGCGATGAATGTGAAGACTGTAGAGAATTAGAATGTAAATGTATAAACTAAAAACAAATAAAATGAAAACACAAATTAAAACAATCAACATTAAAGGCAAAGATTACATTACTGTAAACGAACGCTTAAAGGCATTTAGAGAGCTATACAAGAGTTTTAGCCTAACAAGTGAAATAACACACCTAAACGAGAATGGAGTAATTATAAGAGCAAGTATTAAAGATGATAAGGGCGTAGAATTAGCTTCAGGAATAGCGCACGAAGTAAAAGGTTCTAGCTTTATTAATAAGACTTCTTTTATAGAGAACTGCGAAACGTCTGCTTGGGGGCGCGCTCTAGGTAATTTAGGAATTGGAATTGATGCCTCAGTAGCAAGTGCTGATGAAGTTATTAACGCTATAAACAATCAATAATGAAAGACTTAGAAATAAAATTATTAAAAAAAAGCGTTAAACAATTAGAAGATGCTTACAGAGAACTTTGTAAAAAAACAAACAGAATTAAAGCTGATACACAAATATTAACGAATAAAGTAGAACTTGCATTAATGAATGAAAGAACTATTAAAGCAAAAGAATTATTAAAAGAAATAACTAAAATAAATAAATTATGAAAGCAAGAACAAAACAATACATTAAGAACGTAAAAAACGGCTTTTTAAAAAGCAATAACGAAAAGGTATTACACTGGATTAACCACAATCCAAGTACTACAGTTTATGAATTAAGACAAACAGGTATAAGCCATCAGACTTTAACAAGTAGAATTTCACACCTTCAAGACTTAGGATTAATTAAAGTTGTAGGAAATTGTAATATAGAAGGCAAACATTATTCACAATATGAAGCAGTCTTAGACTCTGAAATGGTGGAACATTATAGAAACTCTAGAGAACAAGAAAAGGTCGTTACGTGGCTTAAAAAGGGGCAAGAGTTAAACATTAGAGAAGATTTAAAAGTAGTATTAGAAAAATATAAAAATTATATAGTATGAAAAAGAGATTAAGTTATTCGGCATTAAGTGCCTTTGGAAAAAGTCCTAATCATTTACTTAGATACTGGAGTAAGAAATTCGAACCAACATCCGCTATGATGTTAGGCAGTTTAATACATAAAATAATTCTAGAGCCTGATGATTTCGATAATGATTACGCAGTATTTGAAGGAACACGAAGGGGCAAAGTCTGGGAGGGTTTTAAAGTTGAAAATGAAGGCAAAGAGTTAGTGACTATAAAAGAATATGATATTGCTAATTATGTAGTTGAGCAATCAAAAAATAATAAGACTTTTATGGACTTATTAATGAGAACAAGCCAAACAGAAAAATTAATTACTTGGAAGTCTCAAGGAATAGAGTTTAAAGGTTTTGTTGATATGGTAGGAGACACTTTTATAGCCGATATAAAAACAACTACAGATGCTGGAGATAAATTTCAAAGAGATATAACTTATAACGATTACAAAATGCAGGCAGCTATGTATCTTGAGTGTTTTCCTGACAAAGACTTTTACATTATAGCAATTGAAAAGTCTGGAGCGTTTAACGTTCAGGTTTATAAGTTTAGTAATAGTATGCTTCTACAAGGAAGAAATAAGTATATAAATTTAACAGAAAAATACAAAGAATGGGACGGAGAAAAAGAAAGTTATTATGATGGAATTATAGAGATATAAACTGAGGCGTAGTAAAAGGCGTAGTAAAGCGTAGTATATGAAAGAAAAGATAATGCAATATAAATTTTTTAAAGACAATTTTGAGTTCCAAAAGGAACAAGCCTTAAGCGAACAGGTTTTTAAGTTCGCACAAAAAAAACAAACAATGGAGAATAAAAAAATCTACTGCGGAAGCGGTAAAAAAAGAAGTGAAAACTGGATTACTGCAACAATTAATTTAGCTAAATTTAAAGACCACGTCCAAGAATATGGAGGACATAAGTTTTTAAAATTGAATATTAACTTATTAGATGAAGCTGATACGTTTGGTAAAGATGTACATATAAGTATAAACCAGTATAAACCTGAAGTAAAAGAAGTTAAAGAAGTTAAAGAAGTTAAATCAGAAGACGATTTACCGTTTTGAAAGCTAAGATTATTAAAGCCCTCTTAATTGAGGGCACTTCTATTAAAAAAATAGGAAAGATAATGAAAATGAAGCGAAAAGACGTAAATAATATAATCTTTGAAGTATGGGAAACTGAAAAAATAGTAGAAGATAATAAGATTTATAGCAGCTCAGAAGACTATTTATTAAATGGAGATAAAACAACTTACAAGGATTTAAGTCCTTCAGAAAAGAAAATATATAATAATTTAAAATAAACAAAATGAAAAAAATAAAATTAATAATAAAAGAAAAATTAAAAGATTTGAATTTTGATGAAAAAGTGAATTTTACAAATGAATTAAAATTTTTTTTACACGAAAACAGCCCTTTTAAAAATGAGCCTGTAGATTTTGTAAAATGGGTAAAAAGTGATGAAATAGTAGCAAACGATTATAATCCAAATAAAGTAGCCCCTCCAGAAATGGAACTTTTGGAAGTTTCTATAATGAATGATGGCTATACGCAACCTATAGTTACTTGGAATAATTTTGAAAAAGATAAAATTGAGGTTATTGATGGATTTCATAGAAATAGAGTTGGTAAAGAATCTAAAATTATTAACAAAAGAATAAAAGGTTATTTACCTGTTGTAAATATAAGAAAAGAACAGTCAAGCAAAAATGACAGAATAGCTTCAACAATAAGACATAATAGAGCAAGAGGTAAACATCAAGTTGATGCAATGAGCGAAATAGTAATAGAATTAAAAAACAGGAATTGGAGTAATAAAAGAATATCTAAACAATTAGGAATGGATGAAGAAGAAGTTTTAAGACTATGTCAAGTTTCAGGATTAGAGCATTTATTTTCTGATAAAGATTTTAATAGAGCGTGGATTTCAGAAGAATCAAACGAAAATTATATCCCTACTCACGATAAATTATTGCCTTTAGAAATTGCTCAATATCGTGCTGGAAACACAAATGACCCTAATAGAATTTTTCATACATTTGATAAGTGGGAGTGCTATCCGTCTGGTTTTTATGAAAACTCTATTAAAGATAAAAGTCACGAAGAATGTGAGGCAATTTTTATAGATGTATTAACTAATAAAGTAAGATTTGCTAATGCTTTAAATGGAGTAATATCTAATTGGAAATATTCTTGTGAACATTATTTAACTAATGTAAGTATGAATAGAATAGCGTGGTTAGGACAAGCGTCTGTTTGTTATGACAGTGGCGTTCCTTCAAAATATTCAGGTGCTTGGTTTAAAATAGATGAAAAGGAAAGGAAAATAGCTAATGAAATAGCTTTAAAGTATCTAAATATATGGCTGTTAAATAACAAAATGCCAGAAGTTGAAATGAATAGCGCTTTAAATATTGGAAAACAAATAGAATTATATTAATTATGAGTAAAAAAAGAGAATTAAATATATCAGTTTTGGACGCTTCAAGAAGTAGAATTAGTAGAATTTTTGATGACTTTGAGAGAATTTATATAAGTTTTAGCGGTGGTAAAGATTCAACTGTTATGACGCATTTAGTTTTAGATGAAGCGAAAAAAAGAAATAAAAAAGTAGGTTTATTAATTATTGATTTAGAAGCGCAATATAATTCAACAATTGAACATATAGAAGAAATAATTGAAATGTATTCAGAGCAAATAGAATTACACTGGTTTTGTGGCGAATTGCTTTTGAGAAATGCAGTATCTGATTTTGAGCCTAAATGGATTTGTTGGGATGAAAGTAAGAAAGATTTATGGGTAAGAAATAAACCTAAATTAGCTAGTGATTTATCTCAATATGATTTTTATGTTCCTAAAATGGAATTTGAAGAATTGATGGTTATATTTGGAGAATGGTATTCTCAAGAAAAAAAATGTGCTGCTTTTATAGGTATTCGTTCTGATGAAAGTTTACATAGATATAGAGCAATAACATCTGAAAAAAAGGGATTAATTCATAAAAATTATAAATGGACTACTAAATTAAATAAAAATTTATATAATGTTTATCCTATTTATGATTGGAGAACAGAAGATATTTGGATTTTTCATTTAAAAAACAATCATTTACCTCATAATAAAGTATATGATTTAATGACTAAGGCTGGGGTTAAATTTGGAGACCAAAGACTTTGCCAACCTTATGGAGATGACCAGAAAAAAGGATTATGGCTTTATCATATTTTAGAACCAATGACTTGGTATAAATTAATAAATAGAGTAAGCGGTGTTAATTCTGGTGCTTTATATGTTAAAGAACGTGGTAGTATTAATGGAAATACTTTTATTGATAAGCCTAAAAATCATACTTGGCAAAGTTATACGAATTTTTTATTAAAATCTTTACCTAAAAAAACTCAAAATAATTATAAGCAAAGATTTGAAAAATTTATAGCTGGATGGCTTCAAAGAGGTTATAAAACTATACCAGATGAAGCCCCTCATATATTAGAGGTTAAATGTTGGGCTCCTTCTTGGAAACGTATGACAAGATGTATATTAAGAAATGATTATTATTGTAAAGGTCTTGGACAAACGCAACCTAAATCAGAAGCCTATGAAAAATATAAATCCATAAAACTTAAAAGAAAAATTGAAGCAGAACTTTAAATATATAATAACTAAAACTAAATAAAATGAATAGAGAAATAATAAACACCAGAATAGAAATGCTAAAGGAAGAAATGAGACTTTTGAAATTAAATAAATATAAAAATGGTTTAACTGTAGGTTATCAAATGAGCCAAGCAATAAAAGAATATATTGATAAACACGATTTAAAAGACTTAAAAACAAAATAAAATAAAACAAAATGAAAACAACAGAAAAAAAAATAAAATTAATATCATTTAGAACTACTAAAAAAATAAACGATTTAATAGAAGCTAATACAGAAAATAAATCGAATTTAATAAATTACGCTTTATTTATGTTATTTTATTGTAAGCCTACATTTACAATACAAGAAATAGTAGAAGGCGAAAAATATGATTATTACTCTTATGAAGATTATTTAGAGAATAATTTAGGAGGTAATATTGATTTAGAAGAGTGTATTAATTCTTTAGGTATGTGTTCGGAATGGAGGGGAGAGAAACAAGTATTAAATTCACACTTTAAACACGCATAAAAAAAAGCCCTCTAATGTCAGCAAAACAATATAAAGGGCTTAATTAATTAAAAAGTTATGTCAAAAATAGACAATTAAAACAATTAAAACAAGAAAAAAAGCTATTAATTAAAAAAAAGTATTATATTTGCAGTGCAAACACAAATCAAAGAAGCAAGATAATGATTAACATATTAGCCCAATACAACGAATTATAGGATACTTGCTCCTGTTTGCAAATTTGTTTGAGGGCTTTTCTTTTTTTATAAATTATGAATTATAAATTAATTTTTTACGATTGTGTAGATTCTGAAGCAGAATTACAATTATTTTTAAATAATAAAAACAAAATATTTATCAGTATAGATAATAAAGACGGTTATTATGGACATTTACAATTAGACAAAGAAACAGCTATAAAACTTCAAGAAGTTCTAGCAGATGAAATAAAGTTAATGGAGGTCGAAGATGTATAAAGTAAATATTTTTGAAATGAATAAACAATGGTGGGAATTTACTCTTTCTAATCCTGATAAAGTTAGGCCTATACATACAGCAATTTATTTTAGAGCAATAGAACAATGTAATATTTTAGGTTGGCAAAAGAAGTTCGGACTACCTACTTATATGACAATGCAGTATATTGGTATAAGTAGTCATAAATCCTATTTTAAAGCATTTAACGAATTAATTAAATGGGGTTTTATTAAACTAATAAAGAAGTCAGTAAATCATCATAATGCTAATATAGTTAGTTTAGTCTTTTTAACCTTACTAGATACCTCACTAAGTAACAAAGTAGATACCTCACTAGATACCTTACTAGGGGACATCAAGGTACCTTACTTAGGTCACTATAATAAAACTATTAATACTAATAAAACTAATAAAACTAATAAAGAGGAAATTTTAAAAATGACTGGCAAAAGCATTGAAGAAGTTTTGCAATCAGATTTTAGTATTGAAGATAAACATAAAATACTTACTATTAGAATGATGAGGGTTAGTAATTATAATCTTAATGATAAAGAAAAATATAAAAGTTGTTTAAATACTGTAAAAAAAAGATACTTAAATACTAACTTACTTTAATTAAATACAACATATTAGCCTTTTATATAGGCAAATCGTTTGATTTAAGACACTTATACAATAAAATGATATATACACATAGAAAAAATATTAAAACTCGTTAAAACGCTTTAAAATGATACTAGAAAAAGGTTATGGACAAGAATATTTATTTGACTTTCACGAGGGTAAGATTAAAAACGGTTTAGGAATAGGAACAAATCTAGATACAAACTTAGTATTTAAAAAAGGACAGTTTGTAATGATTAATGGACTTGACAACGTAGGGAAAACAGCTTGGATACTTTGGTATTATTTAGTTCTATCTTTAAAATACGATTTAAAGTTTTGTATTTGGAGTGGAGAAAATAGACCAGGACAACAAAAAAGAGACTTAATTCAAATGCTTACAGGAATGCAATTTAAAAACATTTTTAAAGGAGATATAATAAAACTATTAAACAGAATAGATAATAATTTTATGTTTATAAATAATGCTTTACTTTACAATCATAAAGACTTACTGAAGATATTTAAAAACTCTGGAGCTGATGCGTGTTTAATCGACCCTTTCACAGGATTAAACCACGATAGACGAATAAGTCAATTTGAGCGTAATTATCAAATGTGTAACGATATAAGAGAACACTGCAACAAAACTGGACAAACTATTTATATAAATTCGCACCCTCAAACTGAAGCAGCTAGAAGGGTTTATCCTCTAGATAACGAACTTGCTGGACACGTACAGCCCCCTAAAAAATCAGACACAGAAGGCGGACAAGTTTTTGCCAATAGATGCGATGACTTCATTACGATACATAGATTAGTTTCACATCCTGAGCAGTGGACTAAAACACAAATACACGTTAGGAAAATTAAGGATACGGAGACAGGCGGAACTCCTACTTATTACGACCAGCCTATTTTATTTGACTACAATAGAGGTTTAGGCTTTATAAGCGATAAAGATGCCTTAGAAGGCTTAAGAATAGCTTGTAAGAATGATTTAGATGAATTAATGAAAGACCAAAAAGCACCAGATAATTATTATGATACAGAAAAAAAAGAAGAATGGAAATAATACAACAAATAGACATAAGGAATGAATTTACAATTTTAATACATCAAGCTGTTGAAAGCCTGAAAAATCGTAAAGGAGAAAGTAAAGAAAAAGGACTAGAAGCATTAGATAGAATGAATAATATGATTAATTTAGTTAGATATTTAGATGAATTTAATGGAGAACTAATAAACGAAAATAGAGATATAAAGTTGCTTTATTCAAAACAAAAATTAGAAATAATTTCACTAGAAAAACAAGTTAAGAAACTAATAAGAATAAACGAGTTTTGACTTATATTATAATTATATGCTGTATAATGATATTCGTAATGGGTTTATGTGTTGGTATTATTATAACCAAAGAAAGAAATTATACATACAGAGAAAAGAAAAAAAAGGTAAAAAAATACTGGCTTTACGAAGATAAAAACTAAAAAAAATGATTACAATTATAGCACTGTTTATATTAGGAATGTTAATAATTTTAAAATGGATGAAGTAGTTATAATATTTTTATTAATTTTATTAAGATATGAAAAAGAAATTAAAGAAAAAATCTATAAGCAAATTAAAAAAAGAATTAGATGCTGTATTTAGCAAATACATTAGACATAAATATTCTAAGAATGGACTTGTAGCTTGTTATACTTGTGGAGCTGTAAAGCCTATTAAAGAAATGCAAAACGGACACTTCCAGTCTAGAAAGCATTTAAACACAAGATGGGATGAAGACAACTGTAGACCTCAGGATGTCGGCTGTAATGTTTTTAAATATGGGGAGCAATACAAGTTCGGAGAGAAACTTAAAAAAGAAGGAATAGATGTTGAAGCATTAATTTTTAAGTCAAGACAATTACAAAAGTTTAATAATGTAGAATTACAAGAAATGATTATAGAATATAAAGCTAAATTAAATGAATTAATTTAACGGTCGCTTAAGCGGTCGCTCAACCATAAAGAATAATAGAAAAATAATAGAAGAATAATAGAAGATAAAATAAAATAATACTTAAATAATAATGAATGAAACAATAGAAAATATTACTAATATTATATTACAGTACAATGAAATAGAAATAGATAAAACAAACGGCTTTTATTTGAATGAAATGTTAAAAGATTTAACTACGAATTTATTCTATTTAGAAACAATAAGAAGTAAACATCATTTGCACTTTGAGAAGATTATTCATACTGAAGTCTCAAAAGGTAAAAGCGTAGCAAGAGCAACTAATAAAGCTAATGTAGAAGTGCCAGAGATTTACCACCTTCGCAGACTTATGACTGCTGGTTACAGAATAGCTGATGCAATACGAACTAACATATCATTCTTGAAAAGTGAATTAAATAATATAAAAAGTGATTAAAAAAATATACTATATTTGCAAAAGTGAAAACTAAAGAAATAAAAGAACTAAGCAATTACATAGAGAATATAGGAAAACATTATACAGTTCCATATTTAGATGATTATGTGCAAGAAGTTCTGTTTATTATTTATGAAAGAGGTATTACTTTTATTAACGAATTAAAAAGAAAAGATAAATTATATAACTTTGCTTACAAGGTTAGCGTATATCAAATCTTATCTAAGAATGGAAACTACTATAAAAAGTATATTAAGCCCAGATTTAATGAAGAATTAAAAGAGATAAGAAACGAAAAAAATTTAAAATTTGATTTAAAAAAGTTTAGAGAAATTGAAAACAATTTAAGCGGAGCTAATAAAAAACTATTCCAAGAATTATTAAAGACTAAGAATAAATCAGAAATAGCAAAGAAAAGTAAAATACATTATACATCTTTATTAAAAATGATAGACAAAATGGAGGAAGCAATAAGAAATAAACATCAATTAAATGAATTTTATGATTAAAGATTTTGAAATTATAATATTAATTATTACATTTACAACGACTTATGTAGATTATATAAATTCTAAGTTTGGGATTAAGTACGATAAGAAGCCTTTTAACTGTGCCTTTTGTCTGACAGTTTGGAGTAGCTTAGCAGTATATTTTTTAAGCCTGATTTATGTTATTGATTGTTCTGCATTTGTTTTAGTTTCGCCTTTAGTATTAAGAATTATAGAAAGAAGATTATTATGACAATAAAAGAAGTAATAGAAATTTACAGAAAATCAAAAACACTGCCTAGAAAGTGTCATTTGAATTGGTTAAAAGAAAACTTTAATCCTATACTCTACGACATAGATAAAAGTCTAAATATTAATTGGGGCTGTCAAACTTGCTCTAGAAATTATTTAAGTATGATTTCAAGATATTTAGAAGAGTTAGAAATAAAACAAGCAGAAGCAGACGAAGCAGCAGAAAGAGCAGCTATGCAAGATATGATAAACGAACAAGCGAATAATGCAAAGAAAGCGAGAAAGAAAGTTGCAAAGAATGGAAAAGCAAAAGGGAAGAGTAATAAGAAAACTATTAAGAGTTGATGAAGTAGGGTTATATGAAATTACTTTATTAAACGATAAGGTAATTAAAATAAAAGATATAAACGGCTGCAAAGTAAGAAACAATGAAGTTATATTAGATTATGTCGAAGCTAACAGTAAAACAAAATAAATTCTGTGAAGTATATGTAAATACTAGTAGCCCTTCTAAAGCATACAAAGCAGCTTATGATGTTAGCCCAACTACTAAAATGAATGTCATTAGTGTAAAGGCTTCTGAGTTACTTCAAAACGGTAATGTCAAGGTAAGAATTAAAGAGTTAAAAGACCAACTAGCTGCAAAGCATTTTGTTACTAGAGTAGATATAGCTAATGGTTACTTAGAAATAATAAACGCTTGGAAAGGTTTAATGACATTAGCAAGTCAAGACAAACTAACAAAAGAACAAACACAAAAATTCTATTTACTTAAAGAGATGGTTAAGGGTTCTGACTATAGAGGCGCATTTGATAGCTTGGCCAGAATGTATGGCCTTAATGAGCCTGATAAGATAGACATACGCCAAGAGATAGTAAACATTAGCATAAATCTAGGCGAATGAATGTAGAGCCTAAATTCACAACTAAACAAAAACAAGCATTAAAGTATTTAGTAGACAATAAAACAAACGAAGTATTATTTGGTGGTGCTGCTGGTGGTGGTAAGTCTTGGATAGGTGTAAGCTGGTTAATAGTACAATGTTTTAAATATCCAAAGGTAAGGTATTTAATGGGTCGGAGTAAACTGGACGCACTAAAGAAAACAACCTTAAACACGTTCTTTGAGGTTTGTAATGAATGGGGTTTAAAATCTGATACTCATTATAAGTTCAACGCTAGTAGTAATGTAATAACCTTTTATAACGGTTCTGAAATACTATTAAAAGATTTGTTTCTATATCCATCAGACAGAAACTTTGATAGCTTAGGAAGTCTAGAAATAACAGGGGCTTTTATTGACGAAGCAAATCAAATAACAGAAAAGGCTAAAAATATAGTAATGTCTAGGATTAGATATAAACTAGATAAGTTTAAATTGATACCTAAGTTATTAATGACTTGTAACCCAGCCAAGAACTGGGTCTATACGGATTACTACAAGAAGTCAAAAGATGGCACGTTAGAAGGTTATAAAAAGTTTATACAGTCATTAGTTGATGATAATGATTATATCTCTAAACATTATGCGGAGCAATTATCTAAATTAGATGAAGTAAGCAAACAAAGGTTACTATTCGGAAATTGGGAGTATGATATAAACTCAGATAACTTAATAGACTATGACAGTATTTTAACTATGTTTGATAATATAGGAATAGAAGGAGATAAATATATTACTTGTGATGTTGCTAGATTAGGTAATGACAAAAGCGTAGTAATGCTTTGGAATGGCCTACAAGTGGAATTAATAAAGACATTCGATAAGAATACAATAACAGAATTAGCTAACTACATAAAAGACTTACAAGTTAAGCATAGAGTAAACCTTAAAAACATTATAGCAGATAGTGACGGTGTAGGCGGTGGACTTGCTGATATATTAAGATGTGTTAATTTTATAAACAACGCCAGGCCTTTTAATAATGAGAACTACCAAAACTTAAAGACGCAATGCTATTATAAGCTATCAGATTTAATCAATAAAGCACAAATAGGAGTAAGTGCCACAATGCAAGAAAAGAATAAGCTAATAGAAGAACTAGAGCAAGTAAGAGCAAAGGATATAGACAAAGATACAAAGCTAAAATTAATTCCTAAAGATATAGTAAAAACAATAATTGGAAGAAGCCCTGATTATTCAGACTGCTTAATGATGAGAATGTATTTTGAATTTAACAAAAGAGGCTTTTATTCAATTAGGTAAAAACCCAAATAAAAAACATATATTAATTATGGACGTAACAATACCAACAAGCTGGAAGGATATAAATATTGACACTTATATTAAATTAGTTCCTGTATTAGAAACTGAACAAGAAGATATAACAAGAGTTATAAATATTCTATGTGTATTGACAGGTAAGAAAAGGGAAGAAATAAAAGAAATACAACTAACTGATTATCATAAACTTATTAAAAAGATGGCTTTTTTGTTTACAGAGATACCAACTAAATTAGAAAGTAAAAGAATAAAGTTAGATGGTAACTATTATGAGTTTAAACTTAATGCAGAAAATCTTTTATTTGGGGAGTATATTAACGCTATGGAAACATTAAATTCTAAAAATGAAAATGCAGTAATAGAAAACTTAGATAAAATATTAGCGAGTATTTGCAGACCAGTAGAAAAGAAGTTTGGCAAATGGAAGGAAAAGAAAATGACAAGCAAGTTATTACAAGAAACAGTAAAACTATTTAGAGATAAAATGAGTATACAAGATGCTTATCCTTTGGCGGTTTTTTTTTGCAATCACTCAAAGGACTTAATGACAAATATACAAACTTCTTTGATAACTCGAGCGGAGAAGATAACAAAGGAAGTGGAGATGGATTTAGCGACAGGTGGGGCTGGTGGTGTATAATTGATTCTTTGACGAATTCAAGAGTTGATAAATGGGAAATTGTCACAAAGTGGAACGTAATTCACGGCTTGAATATATGTTCATATTATAAAGATAAACAAAGAAAAGAAAAAATAGAATTAGAGAAAATTGGCAGATAATTATTTACATAATGCTTTTACAGAATTTCACGCTACAGGAACAGAGGGTATAGTTGATAAATGCAGCTCCTTAGGAGATGTAATGAATAATTTAGGTATAAGGCTTAAGGATGAAACATTAAAGCAAATAGATACAATAAAAGATACTTCTGGAAATTTAAGACAATCCGTAAAATTTAATACTAAGATATTTGGAGAAAGTTTTGCAACAGAATTATATTTAGCTGATTATTATGATTATATAAATAAAGGAGTAAGAGGTGCTGAGAGTTCAGAAAGAGCGCCTGATAGTCCTTATTCATATAAAGACAAACAACCTCCAGCAAGTGCATTAAAAGAGTGGAGTCATAGAAAAGGCTTAAACGAATGGGCTGTAAGTAAATCAATATTTAAAAAAGGAATTAAAAAGAAAGGTTACTTTGATAAAGTTGTAGAAGATGTAAAGAATGGAGAAATACACAGCTTATTAATACAAGATTTAAAAAGCGCTGGAAAATTAGGCATATTAAATGAGATTAAAAAAATTATAAAATAATGGCAATAACAGGAATAACATACGAACCTCAAGATTATAGAACGGTTTATAATCCTATTGAGTACGTGGCAACTTCAAATAAAACATCTGAAGATAGGTTTAAGTACATAGTAGAAGTATATGATGGAGCTACAAAGATAGGAACGTTAAAAATACCAGCAGACCCTTTGTTATATGGTAGAGCAGATGTACAAGGAATAATGGAAAGCTATCTAACTAAGAATCTAGGAACTATAAACACAGCAGCTACAGGCGTAGCATTTGAAGACTGTAATAACTCATATAAAGAATTTACTATAAAATTTGGAGAGGAATATGAAGTGTTAGGAGTATTAACTGTATTTATGACACCAGCTTATGATACTACATTAATAACTTTTAATGGCTGTTTACCTAATTATAGAGATGCTTTAAATTTTGTAGACTATCAAGCTAATAACAAGTACCAAGATTTTACAGTAAACGCAATTACAAGAAAGTTTTTAACTAATATGCCAAAGGGGGTAAGACCTCCAGACACTAATACGCAAAAGGTAGAATTAACTGACAAAGGCTTTACTTATTTTTTAACAGAAACAGGCGAAGCAATTACACATTTTGAAGTATGGACTTATGACAGTTCAGGAGTTTTAATTGCTAATGTTGATGTTACTGCAGCTATTAATGCTGATAAGATGATTCTTATACCTTCAAGCCCTGATAGTTTAAATAACATAGACCCTGCTGCCGTAAGTATAGCGCAGCCTATAATACCATCAAATTGTGCTTACTATTATATTGATTTATGGAACGGCGTAAATATAGCAAGTGAATCTTTACACTTTGATTTGGTCTCTGAATGTAGATATGAAGTAAGAAGACTGGAGTTTTTAAATAGTTTAGGGGGTTTTGATACATTTAATTTTACTAAGGTTTCAAGAAAATCAGAAACAATAGAAAGAAAGTTTTATAAACAAAATGCTGATAATATGGTAAGTGGTGTAATAGATTATTCACTTCAAGATAAAGTTAAAACTCAGTATTATACTAAATCAAGCCCAAAGATTAAATTAAACTCTGACAATTTAAGTGTAGACGTTTATAACTGGTTATTAGAATTAATAGAAAGCCCAGAGATTTATTTATGGGAGAATGGAGAAAGAATTGCAATACAAAATATTAGTTCAGACTGGGAGGAAAAAAGAGCTGACACAGATAGTGTATTTAATTTAGAAATAGAACTTGAATTAGGAATAGATAACTATAGACAACGTGGTTAAAGAAGAATTATACATAGGAAACGAAAGGGTGGAATTATTAGGAAGTTTAGAGCCTAATTTAACATTTAATATTTCAGATATTAAAAACCCTGATAAAAGAAAAAGCGACTACTCAAAAAGTATTTCGTTGCCTGGAAGTAAAAAAATAAATAAATTATTTGAGCATATTTTTGAGGTAAATATAGACTTGCAAACATTTAACCCTAATTTAAAAACTGATGTTTTATATTTAGTTAACGGAGAAACTATTATAGACGGTTATTTACAGTTAAAAGAAATTAAAATAATAGACGAATTAATAAGCTATGAAGTTACTATAATTGGTAGGGTAGGTAATTTTATAAATGAGTTAGGAAATAAAGAACTAACAGATTTAGATATGAGTTCATTAAATCATACATACGATAAAGCAACTCAGGTAGCTACGTGGAATTATCCACTTACTACTGATTATGTTTACCCTATGATTAACTATGATATTAACTACGGAGGACAAGGTTTTAGTGAGCAGTGGGATGTAGAAGATTTATTTCCAGCAATAACAGCAAAGAAATACATAGATGAAATATTTGCTGATGCTGGTTATACTTACGATAGCGACTTTTTTGATAGTCAATATTTTGAGAATTTAATAATACCATTTTCTTCTAAGAATTTTGCACTTACAGAAACAGTAATTAATAATAGAATTTTTAATGCAAATACTCCTGAAATTCAAGCGACAGGAGTGCCAGAATTATACGCTTTAGAATATAATGATAATACTTCGTATGATGATGATATTATAAATAATATAGTAGAAGTATATGATACTAGCAATATACATAGTATAGTAACAGGCATATATACACCGAATCAAAACGGCTTTTATAATATTGAAGCTATGCTACAACTACAGGGCGAATTTACAGCACCAAGCACCCCAGCAGCAAGTTACACATTATTAGGTTATATACAAGGATATATTGAAATAAATAAATATACAAGTGGAGGTGTATTTATAAATACTTTAGACCAAGTTTCGTTTGGTGTATCTAAATACAATGCTTCAGTAGCACCTTCTGCTACAGTAACAACTTTAGCAGCACCTACAACACCGTCACAGGATTATATATATATGGCAATTACAGGGGGTTCTAATACAACAGATATAACATCGTTAGGAAATAATAATAATTCTATTTGTAATAAATATAATATTAATGTAAGTAATATATATTTAAGTGCTAATGAGCAAATTAAGCTAGAAATAAAATACGCAGTAAGAAAAGAAACGGCTTTTGGATATAGTTATGGTTCTCCTTGTTGGTATGTTTCTGCTGGAGTTCTTAGAAATGGTCCAGTAAATGGCTATAAATTAAACATATTAGATGGTTATTTTAAAAACAGCGTAGTAAATAGTGGATATACTGACGGTAACACTATTGATATGTCAAGTAGCATACCTTTGAAAGTAAAGCAAAGAGATTATTTTATGTCTTTAGTAAAGATGTTTAATTTGTACGTTCAATCAGATGGGCAAAATGATAAGAATTTATTAATTGAGCCTAGAGATGACTTTTTTACAAATGATATAGTAGACTGGACGCAAAAGTTAGATAATTCAAAAGAAGTTACTTACTTACCTATGGGAGCATTAGATAGTAAAGATTATTTATATACCTATAAGCAAGACAAAGATTATTATAACAAACTCTATGAAGAAACTTGGAGCGAAATTTATGGACAAAGAAAATATGGCATAACAAATGATTTTATAAAGAATGAATTTAAAACTGAAATAATATTTTCACCAACTCCAAGCGTAGGACAAGCGTGGTATGATAGAGTTATTCCTACTATAATAAAATATGATGATAAAAATGGAGTTCAAAGAACAGAAAGTAATATAAGAATTTTACAATGGAGCGGACTAAAAAATACCCAACAATGCTGGGATTATACAGATAATTCTGGTGTATTTGATTTACGAACTACTTATCCTTATGCTGGAATGTATAACGACCCTTATACACCAACTGAAGATATAGGTTTTGGGCTTACAAGGGAAATTTACTGGGCTGATGTGTTTAATAATTCTATTACGATAAGTAATAACAATCTTTTCAATAAATATCATAAAAAGTTTATAGAAGAAATTACAGATGTAAATTCAAAAATAGTAAGAGGTTATTTTAGGTTAACGCCCTCAGATATTAAAAATATTAGTTTCAGAAAACAATTTAGATTTAACAATGCTTATTTCAGATTAAACAAAATAGAAAACTATAATCCTTCTGAATTAACTATGTGCGAATTTTTAAAGATTAAAGATGCTGAAATATTTGTGCCTACAGATACTTTAATTAATGGGGCGGTAGATATAAAGATAGGCGCAGAAGCAAGTCCTACATTTAGCCAAGCAAGTGCGAGGCTACATAATGGAAACAGTCAAGGCAATAGAAATCATACTGTAAGTGGAGATAATAATTATATAAGTAGAAGCGCCACGAATGTAGATATTAAAGGAAATTCAAATAAAGTTTATAGCAACGCTTTAAACGTAACTATACAAGGAGATGATAATGTAATTAAGTCTGGAGTTTCAAATGTTAATCTTATAAATACAAACGGTTTAATTATAAGTCAAAGCAATACAACAGTTGTTAATAATTCTATACTTGGCTCTGGTAGTCTAATAGAAGTATCTACAAGCCCATACACAGCAACAGAAGAAATATTGACGTATTTAGTAGATACATCAGGGGGGAACATAGAATTATATTTGCCAGATACTACAGAGATAGGACAGACATTTGACATTAAATTAATAGAGGCTTCAAATACTTTAAATATAACAACAGCATCAGGAACTCCTAGAATAGACGGAGCAGCAAATAAAGCAACATCTAACTTATATGACAGTTTCAGTATTAGATTTGACGGCGTGGATTACCAAATAATAAGTAAAAATTAAACAATGGCGGAAAGAATAGCATTACAAGTAGATATAAATACAGGCGAAGCGGTAAGCAGTTTAGGACAGTTAGAAAAGGCAACTAAAAAAGTAGGGCAAACGACTAAGGGAGTAGCCAAAGATACGCAAACACTAGACCAACAATTTGACGCTTTAAATAAAGAGATTAAAGAAAGTCCTGTAAATATAAGGGCTATGAATAAGCAGATACAACAGTATCAGGCCATTGCATTAGAAGCTGGGAGAACTTCGCCTCTAGGAAAACAAGCTATACAAAAAGCAGCAGCATTAAAAGATAAGTATATTGATATTCAAAATGAAGTTAATAGACTGGCCAATGATGGAGTAAAACTTAAAGCAGTACTAGATATTGGCTCTACTATGGTAGCTGGGTTTGCTGGTTTTCAGGGTGTTATGGCTTTAGCTGGTGGAGAAAGTGAAGAACTTAGGGAAACTATGGTTAAGCTACAGGGCGCTATGTCTTTATTAATGGCAGTTGAAACTCTAAGAAAAAACTTAGAAAAAGAAAGCACAATAGTATTAGTAGCAAAAAATACAGCAGAAAAAGCTGGATTAATATTAACAAAAGCAACAACAGCAGCACAAAAAATGTTAGGGCGTTCTACAGATGTAACGACTAAGAGTTTTAAAAATATGAGAGCTGCATTAATAGCTACAGGAATAGGTGCTTTAGTTGTATTGATAGGAACTTTAATTGCTAAGTGGGATGATATTACAGCAGCTTTAAGTAGTGCTACATCGGAACAAAAAGCATATAATGAAGCATCAACAAAAGCAATAGAAAGCATATCTTCAGAATTATCTGCTGCTGATAAATTGCAAAAAGTCTTAAATGATGAAACAATAAGCAGAGAGGAAAAAAACAAAGCTGTAAAAGAATTACAAAAAGAATATCCTAATTTATTAAGTAATGTAGATGCAGAAAAAAATTCTATTGAAGAAATAAACAAAGCACTTGAATTAAATACTAAACTACTATTATTAAAGGCTAAACAAGAAGCAGTAGCACAATTAAGGGCAGAAGAATTTAAGAAAATAATACAAGCACAAACAGACGCACAAACTGGAGCAAATGTAGCATTTAGAGATAAAATAGCTGCGTTAGGGTTAGGGCAGACTGCTCAAGAACAAGCAAATTATAGAACAGCGAATTCAATAGTAGTAAATCAAAAGCAAGTAACAGCCTTAGATAATGTAGAAGCTGCACTACAAAAAGAAATTGACGCTTTAAAAGAACTTGGAGCAGTAGGAGAAGAAGAAGCAACAGCAGAAACTGAAAGACTTAAAAAAGTAGCAAAGAAAAAAGTTAAAATAGAAAAGGAATCTTCAACGGAAATAAAAGAAGTAAAAAAAGAAACTAAAAAAGAAGAAGTAAATAACGAAGAGGCGCAATTTCAATTACTTCAGAAATTAAGAAATACAGCACAAGAAAATGAAATTAATGATTTAGTTCTACAATATGAAAAGAAATTTGAGTTAGCAAATGGAAACGCAGAACTTGAAAAAGCATTAACAGAACAACAAGCAGCAGATATAGCTGCTATAAATAAAACCTATACAGATAAACAAAAAGAAATTGATGATGCACTAAAACAAAAAAAAGAGGAAGATAGAAAAGCAGATTTAGCAAAAGAACAAGAAATAACACAAGCAAAGGTAGATATGGCTATGGGAAGCATAGATGCTTTAATGAATATTACAACCGCTTTTGCTAAAGATAATGAAAAGAGCCAAAAAAGAGCGTTCGAGATTAATAAAAAGTTGCAAATAGCACAAGCATTAATTTCTACTTACCAAGGAGCACAAGCTGCTTTTGCAAGTGCAGCACTTAATCCTATAACTATTGGTTTTCCAGCATATCCTGGAATAATGGCAGCAATAGCAGTAGCTGGTGGCTTAGCTAATGTTAAGAATATAAGTAAACAACAATTTCAGAGTTCAAGTCCTGGAGGTTCTGCTCCTGGTTTTAGCGGTGGAGTTGGCGGTGGTGGGAGCGTACCAACTTTAAATCCTGTCTCAAATACAAACACAATATTAGGACAAGAAAATAAAGTTTATGTGACAGAAACCGATATTTCAAATACACAAAATAAAGTAAAAGTAATAGAAGAAAGAGCAACATTTTAAAATATAAATTATGGAAAAACAAGAAAACATTAAATTAGTAGAACTAGTAATAGATGATGAAGAGGGCGTGGAGTTCGTTTCTTTAGTCGATACACCAGCAATTGAATCAGATTTTTTAGCCTTCAAAAAAGAAGACTTTAAATTTAAAATTCAGAACGAAGAAAAAAGAATAGTAAGCGGTTATTTTATGATTGCAGACTTGCCTATGTTGAGAATGAGAAACGATACTGTTTTTTATTGTGTCTTTAGAAAGCACACGATAGAAAAGATAGTAAATAAGTTTATGAAGGAAGGCTTAACAAACCAAACAAACTTAATGCACGATAGCCAAGCTGATGGGGTGTATATTATAGAGAGTTTAATAATAGACAAAAAAAGAGGTGTATTAGCTCCTGAGAATTTTGAGAAAGTTCCAGACGGTAGTTGGTGGGGTTCTATGCGTGTTGAAAATGAAGATATTTGGCAACAAGTAAAAGATGGAACGTTTAAAGGTTTTAGCGTGGAGGGGATATTCTCAAGTTCAAAAGAATTAAATCTACAGACTAGAATTGTAGCTAAAATAAGAGAGGTTATAAAGAATTATAAAAATTAACGGAAATAAATTAAAATTAAAAACATATATTAAATATAAAACAGAATTATGAAAGTAAAAGAAATGTTTGAAGAAATTAGAGACATCTTTAAAAATGAAGGTGTACAAGTAGAAACGACAGAAGTCACAGAAACTACAGAAACTACAGAAGAAGTTGAGAGCGTAGCAGTTGATATTAAACCAGTAGAGAAATTTGAGGATTTAGTTTTAGCAACTGGAGAAGTAGCACAAGTAGAGCCTGAGGTAATTGTTGGCGCTGCTGTTGTTTTAGTTCAGGATGAGGAATTAGTTCCAGCACCAGACGGAAGCTGGGAGCTAGCAGATGGCCGCATAATAACTACAGAAGGCGGAGTAATTACAGAGATTGAAGAAATAGAAGATGAGCCAGAAGAAATTGCTGAAGCTGAAGCTGAAGAAGAAGTAGTAGAGGAACTTGACAAAAGCCCATTAAATGAGGCACAACAAAAAGAAGCTAAAAAGATTATCGAAAGTATAATAACTGAAAGAGTATTTTCTAAGGAAGATACAAATGTATTAAATGAAGAATTTTCTGCAAGAATTAATAAGTTAGAAAAGTCTTTTGAAAGTCTTTTAAAATTAGTTGAGTTTTTAGTAAAAGAACCAACTAAAACAAAAGTAAACAAAGCAAAAAATGGGTTTGCTAAATTGCAGCCTAAAAAGAAAACAGATATAATAGAGAAATTAAA